TTGCCCATCAAGAGCAACCGCAAGAATGCCCCATGCCGAGGTTCGACTATGGTGCGCTGCTGAAAGATGCAGAGACGATGCCTCTGCCTGCGGAAAAGGAGCAGAAAGAACGGAAAGCGTTAAAATTGGAACAGAAAAAGCCGAAATTGGAGCGAAAAGTGTTAAAATCAGAACAAAATACGCCAGATATGGAACAAAGGAAACAAACACGGGTGACACCGAAGATACCCTATCAGGGTGAGCGAGACACGTTAGGAAGAAGTAAGAACCGAGCCAAGCGCAAGGTGGCTCAGATCGACCCCTCTACGTTGAAGGTGGTCAGGGTATGGGACTCCATGGGTGCTGCAGAGAACGGGCTGGGCATCAGGAACATCACCAGAGCTATTGATAAGAAGCGCATGGCTGGAGGGTTCTACTGGTGTGATGAAAAGGATGCTGCCACCTTTGAGCCGAGAGAAGACATGAGAGGGCGTAAGAGCGGAACCGCTGGGGAACCAGCAGGAGCAGCGACAGAGCCACTGCCTACGGAACAAAAGACCAGCAAGGATGACGAAGACGTGGCGAATGCGCCAGAAGCCGAGGACATAGCAAACGCTGTAGAGAGAGACATTGAGGATTTTATCGGCGGGTTCGGACATGGGGCTGTGCAGCCTGGGAAAACGGCTGTTGCCCCTACCCTTTCGGAGTTTACGGATAAGGAGCTGATAGACGAAGTGCAGAGACGTGGCTGGAAGGGTGACGTAACACTGAAGGTAGATAACGTAGAAGTAAAGATTACACTATAACTATCAATAGCGATATGGGAGGACTACATGACATCAAGAAAAAGGACTGGGAGCGACTGTTGAAGAAGAACGGCTTTGTGCTCGACAGGACAAACAAGCACCATGTGTGGAAGCACCCTGACGGGCGAACGATACCCGTAGCCAACAGTGGAGTAAATCCGTGCATCGCCAGGAGAATGGTCAAAGAGTTCCATTTGGAGGGTGCGCCCTTTGGATGGAGTGACCGCATAGAGAACACCGAGGCTGAGACCAAAGCGAAGCCTACGACACAGTGGCAGGATCAGTTGCAGAAGGCTCAGGTGGCTCTTGCTGAAAAGGAGGAGAAGAGCCTACGCGACTGGGAACAACAAGCGCTGGAAGCATCGAAACGCTACGAGGAACAGCAACGAGAGGAGAAACCCGCCGGAGAACCGACGGGAGAGGTAGCGAGCGAAGCAACAGCAGCCATCGGGGAAACTGCTGGACGCAGTGAGATCGAGGAAGCAGCGGCAGAGCCACTGCCTACGATAAAGAAAAGCCCAGAGACCCCAGCGCTGAAACACAGAGGGGCTGCGGTGATACCGCAGCATACGGGACAGAATAACGACTTTACCTTAGAAAACTTGTATATGAATGATCAAAGACTAAAGAAATTCCACGAGTACCTTTGTGCGGTTGTGGAGTATTATCAGCAGAACAAATCGCTGAAGAATTTTTCGGCACTGGCAAAACAGTACCAAGTGAAAGCCATTACACAGGAGCAATTCTACCAGAGTAAGTTGGATGAATTGAAGCCTGGGCAGAAGCCCGACCGTCAGACATCGGATAAGATACGCATGATGATGGCGGAGGAGGACTTGAAGCGCCGGCAGAACATGTTGGCATCGTTCCTGAAGGCTCAGGAGGAACAGGATGCCGAGGGTGGTGTGATAGAAGCTGCTGAGGTAAAGATGCCTACGTTGGCAGAGCGCATAGACACCTTCGAGGCACGGTTTGACTTGTTAGGTCCTGTATTCTCCACTATCATCGGTGAGGTGTACGACCGTTTCCGCAAGGAGTTTGGTGAGTCAACGAGTGACCTATTAGGCAGAGACAGTGCATCGGTGCGTCTGGATCCATGGCCATACATGAAAGACTGGGCCGAGTGTGTGGAATTTGACCTGACAAAGATGGTCTTTGACAAAGCAGAGCCGGAAGAGGTCAAAGCACTGTTGCCTACATGGAATGAGAAGATACTGCATGGCTATCTGACCTGGTTGTATGGCGGCAATGACGGAAGGCAGTTGAAGTTGCACTTTGATGAACGTGGCAATGACGGTGGCGACAATGAGCAGCTGATAGAGTTGCTGCGTGACCAGGGCCTGCTGGAGAACATGCTCTTTGTGAAGTTAGAGTCGTGGAAAGGTGTTGCGCTGTGTGCTGCTATCTATCAGGATGCACCCGACGTGCTGATGGTGATCAATGAGGACACGGTGAAGTTCTATACCATAGAGGATAACATCTGGTATTCGGCAGGAGGTGACACTATTATCAATCCTGAGAACAACTTAGGCTTTGGCGGTTATGGCACCCGTACCATCGTGGGTAAGTGTCTGCGTCAGATGCTGAATGATGAGAACCACAAGGCGGCACTCATGGAGCAGAAGAACGTGACGAAGCCGATGCGTGGTAAACTGATGAATGACATCAACCATTACCGTGACATCTGGAACATGTATCACGAGGAATGGGAGAAGAAACGTAACAGTACGATGTTGGACTTCGGATAAACCCTATAATACCTATAATATGAATAAGACTATTGAGAACCAGATTATCTCTCTGCATAAGGAGGGCTGGAAAGTAGAGAACATCGCGAGCCTTGCCAAGGTGAAGCCTGCGAGAGTGAAAGCCATTCTTAGAGAGAAAAACCTGTTGATGTGATGAGCGAGAAGAAAGACTGGGTAGGTGGCAGAGCCTCGGTGTTCAAGACATTGGGGGCGAGTAACCACACGGACCATGAACGTGCGTGGGGTGACTATTATGCCACCGAACCCAAAGCGACAGAATGGCTGCTGAAGTTGGAGCAGTTGGACGGTCCCATCCTGGAACCGGCATGTGGCGAGGGACATATCTCGGAAGTGCTGATTAGGGGGGGCAAAACGTCACTTCGCGAGACATCATCGACAGAGGCTATGGCGAGGTGGCCGACTTCCTGGCCATCGACAACCAGGAATGGAACGGAAACATCGTCACCAATCCGCCATACGCCTATGCTCAGGAGTTTGTGGAGAAGGCGCTACAGATTATCCCAGACGGAAAAAAGGTGTGTATGTTTTTGAAGCTAACCTTTTTGGAGGGGAAGCAGAGAAAGCACCTTTTTAGGACCCAGCCACCTGCAAGGGTGTGGGTGAGTTCGTCGAGACTGCTATGTGCCATGAATGGTGAGTTTGATAAGATCAGCGGGAGCGCTACGGCCTATGCCTGGTTTGTGTGGGTGAAGGGCTATAAGGGCGAGACGGTGATTAAGTGGTTTAACTGAGGACGGCGATGCAATCGCCTTGCAATAAACGAAACATTGAGAGCTATGGAAAAACATTTGATGTTACTCTGTCATGGGGAGCGCTGCCTGTTGAAGCAGAGCTGTGAGCGCTTTCAGCAGGCGACGGCATTCTGTCCGCAAAGGGCAAAAGACGATGAACCGACATTCGTTGACCACTGCGACGAAGAGGAGCGGGAGTTATATGTGACAAAATAAGGCGGTTGAAAACTGCTTAATTTGACAAAAATGTGAAAATAAGACGGTTGAAAAGTGCTTAATATGACAAACAAAAAGGATGAGTAATAACGAGACGAGGATGCAGCGACTGGTGAGACTGACGGAAATGGCAGGGAAACTCTATATGAGGGACCTGGTAGCGGTTTCGACGGTGAGCAACATCCATCTGAACAGATACCGGCAGCTGGCAACAGCAGCACGGGAGGAATGGAACAAGAATAAGAGAAGGAAGGCATGTTAGAAGTGAACCATATCTATGAGGGTGACTGCCTGGAACTGATGGCAGGGATAGCGGATGAGAGCGTGGATGCTGTCATCTGCGATTTGCCCTACCAGGTGTTGCATAAGGACAACCCGAATGCGCAATGGGACAGGATGATACCGTTTGAGCCTCTTTGGGCGCACTATGAGCGTATCATTAAGCCGAGGGGTGTGATTGTGCTCTTCGGGCAGGGTATGTTTACCAGCGACCTGATGCAGAGCAACAGGAAGTTGTGGAGATATAACCTGATATGGTACAAAGGACGCGGAACGGGGTTCCTGAATGCGAATAGAATGCCGATGCGCTGCCATGAGGACATCTGCGTGTTCTATAAGCAGCTGCCAGTGTATAACCCTCAGATGGGCATTGGTGAGCCGAACCACTCGCAAGGGCGATGTGAGCAGCCGAGGACGAACAGCTGCTATGGGAAGTTCAAGACGGGCAGAACGTATGACTACGATAAGCAGATCAGGAAGGTAGCCCCTACCCGACCGAACGAGAAATTTCCCCAGTCGATTATCTACATTCAGAAGGAGCACGAGACGACGGTGTATCATCCAACACAGAAGCCCGTGGATCTGCTTCGCTATCTGATTAGGACTTATACCAATTCGGGGGGGGTAATTTTAGACAATACGATGGGCAGCGGTACGACATGTGTTGCTGCCATCATGGAGAAACGGAGGTACATAGGGATAGAGAAAGACCCGAAGTATTTTGCCGTGGCCGAGAAGAGAATAAAAGAAGCGGAGCGGTGGATGACGCTGGACTTCGAGGAATAAGACGATACCATCGTCTGACAATGGACGAAACATTAAATAATTGAAAGATGAAAGAAGAGTACATGTATTGCCACCAGTGGTGGGTGGAGTCGGTGATATGGAGGCTGGAATGCCAGGAAAGCGGTTTCGGTCCCGTTAGGGGACTGACAGTAGAGGAGTATGAGAAGCTGAAACCAGCAGTGGAGAAACTGACGGTGGAAGACTTCTGCATTATGAAGAGACCTGGGCTGCATATAGCGGAACCCACGAAAGAAGAGATACAGAAGCAGATTACCTATCTGAAGGAGCGGTTCAAGGATTTGGAGGCGCATCCAGAGAAGTTGGGTAAGACAGCAAAGGATATCACCTATAAGGAAGAGGACTGGTGGCGACCGGCGAAGCCTGGTGATAAAAAGCCTTTCTTCGGGCGTGAAGGTTTATGGGGAAAACTATGGGAAATACCTACTGGTTTTTCTTACCTGAGCGCCGGCATCGATGGATGTGCCGGTCCGTCTGCCTTGGGCAGTATTCCTGGCAGAGTGATACCTGTGCCGGAGTATCTGCGTAAGGAATGGGCAAATCGGGTACATGATTGGAAAAATATGGTCATGTCTCAGCCAAAACGGGACGTTGACGATGATGCACTGATGGAGCAGGCGATAGATTTGTGGAAGAAATCGGATGAACAGCTGAGAATAGATCATAAGATGCCGAAGACGCTGAAGGTAGAAGTAGAACTGACGTACCCTGCTGGTGACTACTACCCTGCTAAAGATGCAGCGGAGTTTGTGAAAGAGAACATCCAAGACTGGCTGAATGCGAACCTGAGTGACGGGGACGATAGGCTGAGACTGATAAGAACAAGAGTGGAGAGTGAAAACTTTACGATAGAGTTGCAATAGACGAAACAGGAGTAATTCATAAATTCATTAAGTTATGGTACAGTTTACATTAAAAGAAGTGCAGGAGAAGACCTGCCAGGCTATTGAGCAACAAGAATGGGTGAAGAACCTATTGAAGCAGGTAGAAACTGCTGCTGACAATGGTAAGACGAGAGTGGAACTGAACATCAAGGGTACACCTGCAGAGAATTTAGGTGATGACTATCTGATGCTCATCGACTATTTCATCATCCGTGGTTTTGGCGTAAATGATGACGACAAAGAAGACGTGCTGACTGTGGTGTGGGATCCTCGTCACCTGCGCGTGATCAGTCCAATAGACCGTTTGGTTGCTGTGAATCAAAAGATGACGGAGGTGTTGTGTAACCTGACCAAGGCTATCTGTGAGGATGACGATGAGAAGAAGGCTATACTCAAAGATGAAATGGATGCCATCATTGATAGTCTGCCTGAAGGATATAACTTTTTGTGGAGTTTTTAAGGAAAAACAACATGAAAGAAATCTGGGCACCAGTGAAAGGTTGGGAAGGACGCTACGAGGTGAGCAGCACGGGACGCATCCGTGACTACAAAGGGCGTATTCAACCACAGACAATGATCCAGGGTGGGTATATGAACTGCTACCTGCATCATAACATGCGGCGGAAATGGCCACGGGTGCATATCATGGTGGCAGAAGCCTTCCTGAGCAATGAGGAGGGATTGCCCTGCGTGGAACACATCGACGGTGTTCACCATCATAACAACGTGGAGAATTTGCGTTGGACGTACTGGGTACAGGCTCAGAGTATCGAGAAAGAAAATTCCACCGAATATAGGCCCGTTAAAAGCGTCCCTGAGCTGCAATGTAGCAGAGACGGACAATTTATCTACCATGGTAGAAAAAAGGCCGTAACGGGCGGTTTTACTCCAGATGGTAAGCCTCGGTCACTACGCATCAATATCTGTATAGACAACAAACACCATAGTTACCAGGCCAGTAAGCTGATGGCAGAGGCATGGCTATGGCAATATACTGAAGGCGACTGCATCGTGTATAAAGACGGCGACTGTCATAACATCCATGCTGACAACCTGGAACTGGCAGACGCAGAAGATTATAACAACTACCTGCGACGAAACTCAGGTTACGAGGCTGACGGCATAGAAGAGCGAAAGAGGAAGTTGCAGTTGGTGATCGACGAAGCCGGCATGACACTGCATTACTTCAAGACGAAAGACTGCGAACCTATCAATAAGCATGTGAAAGAATACATCTACCCTACTCTGATGGAGTATTGTGTGAGCACACTGCATCTGGGCGAGAAGACAGCACGAGAGCAAAGTGCGGAAGCAATAGCAAGGATGTATGAGGTGATCATCAACGGCATGTGTCTCTATAACTATGAGCGGTATCTGAAAAAGCTGCTACTGAACTATAAGAAGACAGGAAGTTTCGGCTATACGGGAGCCATCCCCAAGCCGATTAAGATAATTGTTGAACATTTAAATTTAGATTGCCTATGGGAAAGGTGTCGAGTTACAAAAATCAAACGATGAGACTACGCAGGAGAGGTTTTTCCTCTCCTACGTGGAACCCAGCCCGTAGGGTTTTGCTCTACGGGAGGGCTTTCAAAATTTAGTAATCAATTATCGATGTATAACAAATGGAAAGTTTACTTGAAAATCGAGATTTCAAAGAACGTGAGGCCATGTATAACTCTGCATTGGAAATGGGACTGCCTATTGTGAACAGAGAAACATGCGCCATTATCTGTGCGATGCTGTTGGTATGGGGAAACCATGAAATGTTTACGCATAATCACAGACTGGTTTGTGAATTACGCTATGCCCAAAAGCGATTTCATGTAGAGGGCGGTGAGTCGCCTGATATCTACTTTGCCGGCATCATGCAAGGGTATGTATCACAATTACAACTGATGCAGGATCGAGAGAACCGAGTGCCCGACCATATAGACCAGATGTTTCAAGAGAGATACGGTTTTCATTTTAATTCATAATGAGTTGCGATAGAATCACAACATACAATAAGCGAAACAGAGATATGGTAGATTTTAAGAAACTAATGAAAATGAAACAGGCTGTGCAAGAGGCCATCGTAGAGGAAGAGCAATATCGTAGTCGATTTTCTCCTGAAGAAAAGCGTGTGGCACAGCTGTTCTTCCATAGGGGTTCTGTATGGGAAAGGAAACAGAGTGAGGTAATTATCCACGAAAACCTTTGGTGGTGGGGTAAGTCGTTTACCATTATTGTCAATGGTGGTAAGGGTTCTGTGGTTCTGAGAATTGAGAATGAACGTCCTGATGCCGGTAGTATTTGTTCACTGATAGTTCTGGAAGAGGAACGTCAAAAAGGCATGGGGACCAAGCTAATGAAGATGGTAGAGGAACTGGCAAAGAAGCAAGGATGTGAACAGGTTTACCTCGGTGCCGCTAAGGGAACTTTCCTCATACCCTGGTATAGAAAGTTAGGGTTTGAAATTTACGACGAGAATCCTGAAGGACAAGAGGGGTACGTGGTTAGTATGAATAAAATGATATAAGGATATGAACGGATTTGCTTACTATAACCCCAATCCAAAAGGGCTTACAAACGCTTACGACTGTGTAGTACGAGCCTACACTTACTTCTTTGGTGTTACATGGCACAAGGCTTTTTTCGATGCTATAAATTGGTGCGCCGAAAAAGGACTGGTAAGATGGAATTTTCCCAGCATCTACACACAATATCTGAAAGACAAAGGATATCAGCGTCACAGAGCGCCCAGAAAGGGCATAACGGTAGGACAATTCCGTGATGAGTTTGCAGACATAAATAAGACTTATATCATATCAGGACCACATCATCTAACTATTATTGCCAAAAAGGACATTCTGGACTTAGGAGATTGCTCTGATATGGTGATGTTCGCATATTGGGAAAGACAATAATTCATAAATTCATCAAATTATGAGTAAGACGAAGATTTTAGCGCCTGGTGTGGAGGTGGCACAGGACACGGGAGAAGTGTTGCTGATGCGCTGTCCGAAATGCGGGAAAGAGAACTGGGCACCGAATGTGGCTCTGGGTATCTGTACGTGGTGCGGGTATGACGGGCACGAACTATTGAAGG